AATTTGGAATTTTGTAATTTGAAGCCGAATAAAATTTAGTGGCGTCAAATCTTTCGTTATCTCTTGCGAACATCTCCGCAAAATCTACAACCATTTTAGAAAAAACGGCTGGGTGAGTTTTATCTGAAACATACCGCAGAATTTCTGCGGTAGCAACATAGTCTTTTCTTGTCATCATTATTTTTCAACCACCCTTCTACCTTCACGATAGAAAATTTTTGTGTAGCATTTTCCGCTAGGTGTAAATAAATTTACAGTTGAGTATTCGTTAGCAAATCCCCAATCAACATACTTAGCAAATTCTTTGTGTGCTTGTAGTTCATCTGAATATTGAAAAACATAATCAGGGGTTTTGCTTTCATCATAGGTTACAGTTATTTTATACATTAGTTAGCCTCCGCAGTTTCAAATAGAGTTCCTGTATCAACTACGCTTTTATCATAGTCAAGAATTATTTTGTATGGATTACATTCGCAATACTCAAAATCATAGTCGCCGTCAGGTGATACCCAACCCGATACGCCTTGTCCATAGCACTCATCACAATTTAGAATTGTGTCAATTAGTTCTGTTGTTGTTTTCATTTTTAGTTTTCCTTTCGTTCTGTTGTTGGAATTGTAGCAGTTAGCACCGACAAGGCTTCAGCCTTGCTTGCTTCACGCTGAGAGATAACATAAGACTTGAAGTCTTCGAGAGAATTGAATTTCATTAGTTTTCCTTTCGTTTAGTTGATTAGATTATAGCGGAAGCCACCGACATTTAGTAGTCGGTAAGCCTCACAGCGACAGTAGCCCATTGGTCTTGAATTGACCCTGTTGGGCGGTAGCGAATAGCAAAGTGTTCCCAACCCTCTGGCGGATAAGTATCCTCACGCTTTTCAGCAAAGTTTATAATTCCACCATTGAAACGGCGGGATAATGAAGTAGGCGCATAGTATTGGTCTACTAGTAAATCTACAATTGAATAACTTCTCATTAGTTTTCCTTTCTTTAGGTTGGCAATTTTACCAAAATTTTACGGGCTTTACAAATCCAAATCGGATTTTCTCAAATTTTGAGACGCTTAGCCTTGTGAGAAATCTCACAAAGCTCCCTCTTGAAATAAGCCAATTTCAAGGTTTAGCAATTCTTCAGGCGTAGCCTCGCTGAGATCAACCCAGCCAGCACCTTGTTCATCTAATCTAAAAATTTCAATGTAACCCATTATTAGTTATCCTTTCTATTAGTATCCAATAATTTCTTCACCATAGTATTCTATGGCTTCAGGTAATCTCATCATACCTTTGTATTCTTTACATCTTGGGCAAAAACTATTCCACCCATCTGTCATTATTGAGCAAAATACGCAAATTTTATCCATAGCGCATAAGCCTTTTTCTTCGATAATGTCGAAAGCATTTACTTTATTATTTTTATTTAGTGTAGTCATTTTAGACCACCTTTCTTTTTTACTATCTAATAACTGAAGTATAACAGGGGGGTCTGACATTTACTGACCAGTAATGCCACAAATCGGACATTTTGTTTTGTGATAAATCTCACATTTTTCGGGGTTTTCCGTGAATCTACTTAAATCGGACATAACGGTACAAATCGCCCGCAAAAGACTGCGGGCAGCTGCCGATTTTGTCAAATCGACACGCCGATCCGTTTTGTGTTTTAGAACACACGCTTTCTGCGCTTGTAAATCTTGTAAGCAATAACGCCCACTACTACTAACGCCATACCTAGGGGAGAGAGGTAGAAATCAAATTGGGCGGTTTCAAAAGCAAGCCCATCGCTAGTGATATCTATTACTAAGTATCTATCCATTTTTATTTACTCCATTTCCAAATCAAAATCAAAATCATCATCAAAATCATTATTGAATTCGTGTTCATCGCCCCACACCTTTGGTGTGATAGGCTCTAAATCTGCCTGTATTGTATCCCATTTAGTCATTAGTTATTTTCCTCTCTTACGCAATCGCAAGCGTCAATGGTGTAGTCATTGTTATCGCCATAGAATAGATAGCCTACTCCGTGGCAAGCCTTACAATCAAATTTTAGTGTTTGATACATTTTCATTTAGTTTATCCTTTCGTTAGTTGAGGTCTTATTTGCTAGGCTCACCCTTTCGGTTTATTTGCTAGGCTCATACCTCTTATTTAGTTATAGTGGAATACTATCCGATAGCACCGACATTTTCAAGCCGACACGCTAGGGTGTAGGTGTGAGGTTAGTCACACGCTACGGCTACGCTGCGATAGGTGTAGCCACCTGTATTCTTGCGTATCTCTACTAGATACGCCTCAGCGTTTTCATACCATACGGCATGAGGGTGTTTCTCAGCCGATACGATTTCGCCCTCTACGGAACGGCTACGATAAGGCTTTCCTACTAGTAGGGACTGGACATTGTATAAGTTAGCGGACATTTGCTACCTCTTTCTTTCTAATACGGGAATAATAACACAAGGGAGCGACATTATCAAGACGACACGCCGCATAGGGTGTGTGATTTACTTCACACCCTTAGCATGAGCAAGTTGCTCAGCATAGTCGGGGTCTGATACTGAATCAGCACCAAACTCTAGATAAATATCTAGATAGATTTCGTCATAGTAATCATTGTAGTCCATAGTTAGACCAACCTTTCTTTATCTTGATACCTAGTATCCTACCATAGGGGTCTGACATTTTGGGGTGTTTTTCGGGCGTGTCGCAAAACTATTTTTGTGAATTGCATCACATGGGCGCACTATCCGTTTTGTCCGATTTGTATAAAAACTCGTATCATACAAATTAAAATTATATTAACATTTTCAAAAAACGAATTGACCTGCTCAACTGAAAATGCTATTATGTCCTATATGAAAAAAGATCCGCTTATTGTATATTGGGCTCCATTAACTTCCCCAGAATCAGATTTTTACGGGGAATGGAACATGATGTATCCTGAACCTAATTTACTTATGCATGAGCTTATGGAAAAAAGAAATCGGGATGAAAGAAATAATCGTGGATTTTTACAATGTCCTGCAGCTACAGGAAGATTTAAACATACATATGTTTTTAGAACTGGAATGGGGTCAGAAGTAGACTTTGATTTTACAAATCCATATGATCCAAAATTAGAAATTACTGGAAAGACTTCTGTAGGATTTAAAATTGAAAGACCTTCAGCATTTACGGAGGGCGGATCAATATCATTTAATCAGGGATTTCTTTTCTTTGCAGAAGAACCTACAATTGGAGTATTTAGTCCACCAATGATGCATGAACCTGGATATACAAAATATGGGACCTTAATTCCAGGTAGCTTTGATATTTCTCAATGGTTTAGACCTATGAATATAGAAATACAGACCTGGAAAACTAAAGGTAAAATTATTATTGAAGAAAATGAACCTTTATTTTATTTTGAAGTTTTAACAGATAGAGAAGTAATACTTAAAAGATTTAGATGTAATAAAAACTTAGTTAAATATGCTGATGCTTGTGCACAAGCTCCTGCATATTATGGAAAACATTTACCACTTACTAAAAGATATGAAAAGTTTAAGCAATCTAAAATGAATTCAATAGTCTTAAACGAAATTAAAAATAATCTAGTCGACTAGGATATAATGGCATCTCACAGAGTAGTAATTTGCGAAATATGTGGGCGGGAAATAGAAGTAAGATCTGGCTTTGCCCATGAAACACTAAATAGACATATGAAGGAACATAAGTGAAAGAACAAGCTCCACAATGGGTCATAGAAAGGCTAGAAGCCTATTTACACAATTGTTTAAATGTAGAGGGTAGTAAGTGTTACACCTGGTGGAAACATGATGAATGTTTAGCTTTAGGAATTATTCTATATGATTTTACAGGTGATGATAAATACGCCAATGAAGATATGATTTTTGCATATAAAAGAAGCAAATTGTAAAAAATTATTTTTTTCTTAATTTTAACTTATTAATTAGTCGACTAAAAATATTCTCACGCTTAGGTAAAGCGTAATGCTTTACATAGCGTAATTCTGAAAAATATCTTCTAGGCATAATATAATTTTATCACAAAAAAGCGAAAATCCCTTCGGAGGCGGATCCTAGGGGATTTTCTAATGAATGGGAGAATGGTGGTTCTCAACCAAACACTCCTGTAATAATAACATAAGTGTAATTTGTAGTCAACTACAATACTGGAGAATCTAAAACAATATCCACAGAATCATCTGTGGAATGTGGATGTTCTGCTGTGCAATCTCCACAATTACGACACATGTAATTCACCTTCCCATTTATTCAATGGACATGTAGCATTAAGCAATTGTGTCTTTAGTGGCATAATGCACAGACATTCTTTACATTGTTTAGTTGGTTTAAAAAATTGGGGGCAGGAAGAACAAGTCTCCATTCTTTTCTCTTGCACATTCTTAGGAGCTCTAGGTGTATTTGGATCTAGCAAATCCCATGGTCTAACTTCTCTTGCCATATTAAAATTCTCCTATTGGACAAGTAAAGTCGGAATCTACAAAATACTCCTTACTGTGCTTATCTACCATAGTGCATTTAAGTTCTATATGGCTAAATTCAAGACAGGAATTACAAATTCCCGCCCTAAAATCAGCTAGAAGTTTCTTCTGTACTTGTTCCTGTAGTTGACTCATTTTCTTCCTTAGGCTTAAATGCAGGCATTGGGCCAAGAATATGACCCTGTTCGTGCAGGCTTACAATATTCTGAATAAGTTCTGGTTTTTCTGTCATATGGCTAGTTAGCACGGATATTAGGTCATAAATTCTGGCCAACATAATATATTGAGCCATTTGGAGGTTATCCTCCAGATTGACGTTTTCTTCGCTCATTTTCGTAATACTTTCTAAGATGGCCCCTAGAATATTTTCTAGAGTTTAAATGTTTTCGTATTTTAGTATAGCATATAAAATTGGATACTTCTAGTCCGCCGAGCACTTTTTTAGCGCCCTTATTCAAACTATCTCTCCAAAATTAGGACAGATACAGAAGATCCAGTTTCTCCAACTGCCCACAAATGATCATATGGTCCAAGATCAATTACAAAATTTTCTAGTGGTTCAAGCTTCATTCCAAATGATGTAGATGTCACATTACTTCCGCCAAGAAAAACATGCTTAGAGTTATCTAGATTTTTAACATGTAGAGTTGATGGTCCTTCAACTTCATCAGAAATACTAAGTTTAACTGGTGTGGAGTTTAGAGTATATACTGCAGTTCTTAGCATATGTATATTATATCACTTTCTCTTCTGGCGCCGAGGCACTTTTCGCACTTTCAATTATTGCATATAGTAAATTCGCTATATCTTCTGGTATGACTTTATCGTCTACATTAAGTCTTACCCATGGGCCATAAGAATCCATTCTGTCAGAACCTTGATATACTTGACCAGTTTCTTGATCAATCAAAATCCACTTTTCTGGAACCTTAGTTCTTACTAAAAGTTGAACTGGATCTCTTAATTGTTTAAGAGGTTTTCCATTCTTCAGTATTCTGTTTACCATAGTGTTTTTCTATGTATCTTTCTACTTTTTCATATAAATCTAGTCCAACATAGTTTTTGTATGAACATTCTAAACAGTATAAGAATAGCTGATCTTGATCTGTTAGGTTTGGGTAAAGCATTGATTTGTCTATTGGGCAAAGCAGCGGAGGAACTTTTGATTCCTCCGCCAACTTTTGATAAGCCACGATTACTTGTGTTTTAATTTACTGCCTCTGTCTTTTTTGTTTTAGTTGTCATTGTTAAACACTTTGCAGGAAATTCTTTTAAGAACTCCTTGTATCTTACAGTTCCGTAACTTGGCCAAGAACTCCAGTCCTTGCCTTGCTTCGTCATTCTATAAACGATTTCGGCGTTTAAAATGGGGTTAAATAGGTTAGAATTGGAAGTGAGACCATATTGATCTCTTCTCTCAACTCCGAGGTCATCAAGCATGTTTACTTGGAAAATCCCGTATGAGTTGTCCCCTGTTTTTCTGTTTCCGTTATGAGCAAGCGGTCTTCCGTTGGACTCTGTTTTTGACACAGCCCACGCTTTTTTTAGAGCCTGACCTTCAAAGCCAGCAATGCTCAAAACTTCAACAAGATCGCAGTGACTTAAATCAGTTGCTACTGAATAAGCCTCTACTTTTTTCTGTAATTTTTCAGCAGCTAATTGCTCCTGAATTTTTACAGCATATGCAGGTCCATCTGTAATTGATACTAAATAAACTGCTACCATAAACAAAACGAATATGGTAGAATTACTAAGTACTTCATACAAACGTTTTATATTTTTCTCCATAGGTTGTTACCTCCTAAGAGACAGTAAATATAATAATACTAAACAAAGTATGGGCTTGTCAAGTTAGTCGACCAGAAAGATATTATGGATATTTCTTATTACACAGTAAAAGCGGGATTAAATCCAGCTGTGGGATTTGGTTATGCTGGTCAAAATATAGTTAAATCATTACAAAGTTTAGGACACAAAGTAAATTTTGCAAATCCAAAAGCAGATTTACAATTAATGTTTACTCAACCTGACAATTTTAAATTTCATAGAAATCAATATCAAATTGGATATACACCTTGGGAATCTACTTCAATGGATCCAGCATGGGTTGAAAAATTTAACCTATGTGATGAAGTATGGGCAACATCTCAATGGACAGCAGATGTTTTTAAAGCAAATGGTGTTGAAAAAGATGTTAAAGTTTACAGACATGGAATTGAAAGTTTTTGGAAACCAAAGAAAAGAATTCTAAAAGATGATGGAGTTTTTAGATTTCTTCATATTGGTGAACCAGCTCCAAGAAAAGACGGACAATTAGTAGTTGAAACTTTTATTAAATTGTTTGGTAATAACCCAAAATATCACTTAACAATCAAGGCGCATCTATTTAATACTATTAGAATATATAATAATTATAATATATTATCTTTACCTAATATATATAATAATATATCAATTATAACAGAAGAGTATGACACTAGTCAACTCCTATTTTTATATCACTCTCATCATGCACTTGTTTATCCAAGTTGGGGAGAAGGATTTGGATTTATCCCTTTGCAAGGTTTAGCAACTGGTATGCCAGTAATATCAACTTATGATTGGGCAGATTATAAAGAATTTTTAGGACCTCTAAAGTTAAAGTCAACATTGACAGATGAGAAGTTACCTAAATCTGTAGGACATACTTATGTTGGAAAAATGTTTAAACCCAATAAAGAACATCTTGAAGAACTTATGTATGATGTTGTTTTAAATTATAAAGCTTATTCTGGCTATTATTTTGCACAAGCTGAAAAAATTCATGAAAAATATAATTGGATTCAGTTGACTAAGAATGCTTTTGATCATTTAGAAAAAAAATTTTCTTAACCCCTTGCCCCTATAAAAACTTTTAGGTATACTTAGACTTACCCAAAATAAAATTTAGCTGTAGAAAAACGGCGGAAAGAGTACTCTAAAAATGTCAAGAACTATTGAAAACCCATATGAAAACTTTATTGCATTGTCAAGATATGCAAGATGGCTGTCTGATGAAAACCGTCGTGAAACATGGGGTGAAACTGTAGATAGGTACTTTGACTTTATGCTTTCCCACCTTAAAAACTTTAATTACTACCCAGACCTCAAACTTGTTGAGGAATTAAAGCAAGCGGTTTATGATAGAAACGTAATGCCTTCTATGAGAGCTGTTATGACTGCAGGTGCAGCATTAGATAGAGACCATGTTGCAGGATATAACTGTTCATTTGTTCCAGTTGATTCCCCAAGATCATTTGATGAAACAATGTATATCTTGATGTGTGGAACTGGTGTTGGATTCTCTGTTGAATATAAATATGTTAATAAGCTTCCTGCCGTCCCAGAATCATTTGAAAAATCTACAACTACAATTGTAGTAGAAGATTCTAAGACTGGTTGGGCAAAGTCTTATCGTGAACTTCTTGCAATGCTTTGGGCTGGACAGATTCCTTCTGTAGACGTTTCTAAACTTCGTCCAGCAGGTGCACGTTTAAAGACAATGGGTGGTCGTTCTTCAGGCCCACAACCACTTATTAATCTTTTTGATTTTACTATTGCTAAGTTCAAGCAAGCAGCAGGTCGCCAGTTGAAGCCTATTGAGGCACACGATATAATGTGTAAGATAGGTGAAGTTGTAGTTGTTGGCGGAGTACGTCGTTCTGCAATGATTTCTTTGTCAAACATTAATGACATTGAAATGGCAGCAGCAAAATCAGGTAACTGGTGGGAAAACAATTCACAACGAGCTTTGTCAAATAACTCAGTAGCATATTCTCGCAAACCAGAGATGGAGCAGTTTATTGCTGAATGGAAAAACTTATATGACTCAAAATCTGGTGAGCGTGGCATATACAATGTTGCCGCTGCTCAAAAGCAAGCAGCAAGATGGGGAAGAAGAGATCCTGAAATTCACTACGGAACTAACCCATGCTCAGAAATTATCCTTAGACCTTATCAGTTTTGTAATTTATCCGAAGTTGTAATTCGTGAAAAAGATACTGCTAAAACAGTAGCAGAAAAAGTTAGATTAGCTACAATTCTTGGAACTTGGCAATCAACACTTACAGACTTTAAGTATCTTCGCAAAATATGGAAAGATAATACAGAAGAAGAACGCCTACTTGGTGTATCTCTTACTGGTCAGTTTGGTAATAAATTCTTTTCTGGAAAAGAAGATCTCAAAAAACTATCAGAAGTTTTAGAAGGCCTTCGTGATTATGCAAGAGATACAAATAAAGCAGAAGCAGCAAAAATTGGTATTAACGAATCTGCTGCTATTACATGTGTTAAGCCTTCTGGAACGGTGTCACAGCTTGTAGGAGTTTCTTCAGGAATGCATGCATGGCATTCTCCATATTACATTCGCACTGTTCGTGGAGATAAGAAAGATCCTTTATCAACATTCTTAAAAGAAGTTGGAATTCCAGTAGAAGATGACTTTATGAAACCAAATGACACTTATGTGTTTTCATTTCCAGTAAAGGCACCAGAAGGTGCAATTACAAGAGATCATTTGACCGCTATTGATCATTTGAATACATGGCTTGTTTATCAACGTGCATGGTGTGAGCATAAACCATCTATTACAGTGTCTGTAAAAGAAGATGAGTGGATGGAAGTTGGTGCTTGGGTATACAAGCATTTTGATGAAGTATCAGGTATTTCATTCCTACCACATTCAGATCATTCATATAAGCAAGCACCTTATCAAGAAGTAACAGAAGAACAGTATCTTGAATTGTTAGCAAAGATGCCGTCTTCTATTAGGTGGGAAGATTTGTCATTCTATGAAACCGAAGATGGTACTTCAGGAACACAAACTTTAGCCTGTACATCAGACGGAAATTGTGAAATTGTAGATATATCCGCTTGATGGTAGAATATAAATATGGGTAAACCCCATTAAGGAGAAAATATGGCAACGAAAAAGAAAGCAGAGGCACCAACAATGGATCTAGGAAAAGAAGCAAGCAAAGCTCTTGCAATTCTAGCAAGCTATGGTCGTTCATTTATGGCGGCAGCATTAGCACTTTATATGACAGGAAATACAAATCCAAAAGATTTGGCAATGGCTGGAGTAGCAGCTGTAGCACCAGTTCTATTAAGAGCTCTTAATAAAAACGACAAGGCTTTTGGCCTAACTAAGTAAATACTTTAGGACGGTCCCTATGCTAAAATGAGCATAGGGACTTTTCTATTTAATAAGGTGGTATTGTGGCATCAACAAAAAATTTTGAGGTAGACCAAGGGGCTACTTTTTCTTTTCAAATTGAGTATCTAGACTCAAATGATAACCCTATTGATCTAACTGGTTCCACAGCCAAAATGCAGATACGTGATACAAAAGGCGGAAAGCAACTAGTTACAACTTTGTCTACTCCATCATCTAATGGAATAAATATTGCTGGTAATATGATTACAGTTACTATTCCTGCTAATGCAACAAATAAATTAATTTTTCCAAAATCAGCTTATGACATTCTTGTCACAGATACAAACGGTAATAAAATAAGAATCCTTGAAGGATTTTTAACACTAGATAGGTCGGTGACAGTATAATGGTAGAAAAAGTAATAGTACATGAAAATGTAAACAAAGTTGTTATTGGAGATGTTGGAGCCCAGGGTCCAAGAGGAAAAGGTATCCTAAATGGAAATGGAGCCCCATTAAATACTATAGGTCTTATTGGTGATTTTTATTATGACAAAGATACAACAAGATTTTATGGTCCAAAGCCTTCCGACCTTTCTTGGGACGGAGCCCCAAACTACCTTTTGAATACAGAAGTTGCCATGGTATATCCTTGGGAGCTTGCACAAGTTACAGGGCCAGTAAATGGCGTATATTCTGTAACAATTTATCACAATCTACAATTTCATCCAAACGTGACTGTTAAATCTAGTAGTGGTGACGTATTGGAAACAGGAATAGACTATAATAGTATTAATGTCCTGACGCTAACTATGGCTCAGCCATTTTCAGGGACAGCATACCTGTCCTAAAAGAGGAGTAACAAAACATGGCAAGAAAGTTTCTAGTAAGTTTAGATCTCACAAAGAATGAGTTGTTGAATGCCCGCATTCAAAATTTACCTTCTTCTTCTAAACCACAAAGTCCTGTAACTGGTCAAATTTATTATGACAGCACGGACAATTTCCTTT